TAAGTTGGTTCAGGATCATGGACAAGAACTAACACTACGAAAAAAGACAACTGCAGGAACTTATGATCCTGCTACAGGTTCAGTCTCAGGTTCAGCAACGACAGATTATGTAGTGGAAGGTTACTTCTTTAATTTTTCCACTGGACTACCTATCGGTGATGAAATCAGACGAGGTTCACGCCGTTGCGTAATTCCTGCGCTGGGCTTGGCAGTAGAACCAGATGATGAAGACCAAATCATAGGTCAAGGTGATACAGTTTCTGTCGTTAGGGTAAATACAATCTTCTCTAATGGTGTTAAGATTTGTTATATCTGTGAGGTCTCAGAATAATGTCCGTTCAAGCCACAATGAGTAGGCTTAAAGGTCGTCTGAATGACTTAGCTGAAGAAAAAATAGAAGAACGCTTAGAAGACCTAGCAGATTATGCTACACGTATATCTCCTGTAGACACTGGTGCATATGTAACTTCCTTCTCTATCAAACGTGCAGGTGCAGGTGGTGGTCGTTCTCGTAGTTCTGAGAATAAACCAAGAAACCAAAACCCAGAGGCAAAGAAACAAGAGGCTTACGGTCAACTGTTGACTGACATTGAGGCTCTAAACATCTCAGATATGATAGAGAATGGGAACGTAAGAATAACTTTAAGAAACCGTTCACCACATGCAAGAGATGTAGAGGATGGTGCTAACTGGCGTTCAAGTGGTTATCACGTATTCGCAAGAATTAGGAGAAAGTTTGGATGAGCATTTACAATAATATTCGTGCTGCTCTAGAAAGCCATCTTTCCACTACAGCCGACCTACCCGACATTGCCTATGAGAATGTCTCTTTTGATCCTACAACAGGGTCTAGCTTTCTTAAGGTAGCCTTTGTGCCAGTCTCCCGAAGACCTGCTGTACGAGGCTCAAATCCACAGCAACGGTACGATGGTGTTTTCCGTGTATTCTGTTATACACCAGAAGGTAACGGCCCTGCTGCTGCTGATGACCTAGCTAACAAGGTAATGGATGCCTTTGATGCTACAACAGACATCTCTTTTACACCAGCAGGTGGAGATGAAATCATAGTTTCTGTAGACTATGCAGAACGAGATAGTGGGTTTGTAGATACACCGTGGTATTACGCAACAGTGAATATCGGTTGGTATATCTTCGCCCAATAAAGGAATTGCTTATGTATACAGCAAAACAAAACTTTGCCTGTCAAGGTAAATCATACAAAGAGGGAGATAAAATCCCTGCTAAAATTGCCAAAGGACTGCCTGAACACTTGGTAGAATCTCCAAAGGCTAAATCAACAACTATTCAAGAAATCTCTGAAGGAGAATAACTATGGCTTTTGCACAGGGTAGCCGTTCCAGTCTCGCTTATATTGCTGAGACAGCATTCGGAACAACACCAGCCTCACCAACATTCGCTTACTTGCCATTCAATACACACTCTATTGATCTATCAAAAGACCGTGTTGAAGGTAACGAAATTCAATCAGACCGTATGACTCGTGTTGACCGTCATGGTAACAAGCAAGCTGGCGGTTCAGTAGAAGTAGACCTTCGTAAAGCAGACTTTGACGAGTTTATCGAAAGTGCTTTCTTTAGCTCTTTCTCAACAGACGTTGTTAAAGTTGGTACAACACCAAAGTACTTTACAATCGAAGATGCTGCTGAAGACATCTCACAGTTCCGTACATTTACTGGTATGGCTGTATCTGGTATGTCAGTTTCCATCGCACCTAACCAAATGGTTTCAACAACCTTTGATATGGTCGGTAAAGACATGACACAAGCTGCAACAACAGCTTCTACAGGTGGTACACCAACTGCTGCTTCATCTAACCAACCATTCGATAGCTACTCAGGTACTATTTCTGATGGTGGATCATCTATTTCTATCGTGACTTCGATTGACTTCTCAATCCAGAACTCATTAGCACCTACATTCGTTGTTGGTTCTGATGCTGCTCAGTCACTAGAGTATGGTCGTGCGGTTGTTGAAGGTACAATGACTGTCTACTATGAAGACGCAACATTGATCAACAAATTCTTGAACGAGACTGAAAGCACAATCGAAGTATCTGTGGATGATCCTACAGGTGCTAACAGCTACACATTCTTGTTCCCACGAGTTAAGTACAACGGTGCATCTGTTCCAGTACAGAACCCACAGTCACGCTTGATCACAATGCCTTTCGTTGGTCTATATGACGCAACAGAAGCCACAAACATCAAACTGACACGTACATCGTAATCCTCTAGCTAGAGGTGGGGGAGCATCGGTGTCGGGTCTGGTGTTCCCCCTTCAATAACCACCCCGACAAACCCGAATCATCAAAAAGGAGACCCGATTATGGACTTGATGAACATTGGTACTACCAAAGAAACTACAGACGTTACTTTGTATAACCCAGTAAACTCTGAACTACTGACTAACGAAGATGGCTCAGAGATGACAATTACAATTTGTGGCCCATACTCAAAGAAATATAAGGCCATTTCTCACGCACAACAGAACCGTCGATTGATGAAAGCTCAACGTACTGGTGGTAAGCTAAACCTTACTGCAGAAGAGATTGAAGCATCAGCATTAGACCTCTTGGTTAAGTGTGTAGAGTCTTGGAACATCACAGTAGGTGGTGAACAGCCTGAATGCAAAGAAGCTAAAGTGCGTGAACTATTTGAACAGTTACCTTGGGTGCGTGAACAAGTAGATGCAGCTTTAGGTGATGCACAGGCTTTTTTGGACAAGTAAGGGCAGAACTAGAAGAGTTTGCTGAACACTCTTTTAGGATGGGTCGGAAAGTTAAAGGTAAGTCAACCGAAGCTGACCACCTAGCCCAAGCAGCAAAACAAATGGGGAAGAGTTTAGACGAGGTAGAACAGTTTAACTCTGATGCACTCTTCCCTGATGTTGCTGCACATATCTGGTCGTCATTCTTAGAACTACACGAAGGTAGAACTTATGGAATGTCAGGGCCAAATCCTATATCCTACGACATAATTAAGGCTTGGTGTGACCTTACGAGTATCACACTTTCACCGTGGGAAATAGAAACTATAAAGTCCCTTGATAACTTGTGGATCAAAACTATAGGCGAAGAGAATGGCTGACGACCTTATTGAACTTAATATTGCTGCCAGATATGATGGCGTAAAGCAAGCTCTTACTACGGTTACTCGCCTTGAAAGAGAGCTAATTAAGGCTACTAAAGCTGTAGAAAGCGGAACTATGTCTCAAAAGAGATTTAATCAAGTTCTGCAAAGCGCAAAGAACAAGTATAAAGACTATGCTGGCAATGCAGGTTTAGCTACGATCAACATTAACAAATTCGTAGCGGCACAAAAGAGTGCTATATCAGCCACAGATCAGGTCACAACAGCACTTAATCGCAATTCCAATGCTCTACAACAAACTAAAAGGGGTACAAACCAACTTGGTGTCTTGTTCCAACAATCGGGTTATCAGATTGGTGACTTTGCTGTTCAGGTACAATCTGGCACGAATGTTATGGTTGCATTTGGTCAACAGGCTACACAGCTTGTTGGTACTTTTGCTATGCTTGCTAGAAGTACTGCAGCGATTGCTGCGTTCTCTACTCTTGGTATTGTAATACCTATTGCTACAGCTTTAGCTGGTGCATTTATGAGAGCTAGGGATTCAGCGGATGATCTAGGAAAATCAGTAAAAGATGTATTCGATAGCATTGTAGCTAGATCAGCTAGTATAGGGGATTTACTAGAGGTAACTTTTACAGGATCACTAGAAGTTGCCCGACAGCAGCTTGTTGGTATTCAAGAGGTATTTCAAAAGTTAGACCAACAAACTTTCTTAGCTAAATTAAGAGAGGGGGGTTCTGAACTTAATGTAGTTCTTGGTGAGGTAAATGATAAACTAGCTGAAAATGCACAACTGATAAGGTTACAAGAATCAGGCAGACTCGAGGACGATGACCGCTTTCAGGTAGATTTGGTTGAACTTAAGAAACAACAAGACGCTTTAAACGAATTTAAGGCAAGTATCGGTGTAGCATTTACAGGCCCACCAGAAGAGATGGCTAAGGCATTTGTAGATGCTTATACTACCCTTCAGGGGATGAGTTCTGTTGTTGCTGGCGATATTGCACCAGAGTTCAAAAAGCTATTAGAAGATACAGGCTTACTAACACAATTTGAAAAAGAGCTTACAGAGGCTGCTAAAGCACAAGCTAAAGAGAAAAGAGAACAGGCAACTGAAACTGCCAAATTAATCTCCGATTCTTTAGCTAATAGTGATAGAGAAACAGCGGCACTTGAAAGACGCAACGATGCTATTGAAGGTTTTAAAACTAAGTATAATAAACTTACCGAAGCTCAAATGGATGGTGAGCTTGGGGTTAATGAAGCTACACGTAGGGCTAGAGAAGAGCTAGAGCTTATAAACCTTGCTAGAGCTAATAACATAAAGCTCACAGGCACAGAGTATCAACAGCTAGTTCAAATATTGAGAGCTTATCAAGCTCAAAGAAAAGAAGCTGAAGACAACCTTGAAATCACAAGAATAAAGAAGGATGCTACAGATGCCTTGGTTCAAGCTGAGTTCAAAGTACTTCAAGCTGAAGTTGACTTATTAAGAGCAAAAGATAAGAACGCACAAGCAGATAAGCTATCCGTAAAACTTGCTGGTGATAGAGCTTATCAAGCTATTATGGCTAAAGCTGAAACAGAAGAGGAAGCTGCTGCATTACAAGATGCTGCAAATGAGGCCAGAGAGTTGGCTATTGAAGCTGCTCGTGTAGCTAACGGCACTAGAGATGCCAAAGAAGAGGCTCAAGAACTAGCTAAAGCTACTAGAGAAGCTGAAAGAGCTATGAGTGCGCTTGCTAACATGGGTGATAACCTTGATAAAGGTTTGATTAAGGCTCAAGCAAGGGTACAAGCCCTTAAGAATGATGCAGATGCTGCAAATGCTGCAGCAATCGCTGGTGCCACTTTTGATCTAGAAAAGACTTATGAAGATGCTTTATTAGCTGCTGAAAGTTTTGACGAGGTTATTCAAGCCACGAAAGAGTATAATGAAGGTCTAGCAACATTAGATGCAACCGCTAAAGCATTGGCTGAAGGTAAAAAGCTAGAAGAAGCTGCAAGAAATGGCAAGAAAGCTATGGATGATGCGGCAAAGTCTGCTGAAGAACTAGCCGACAAAATTAGAGAATTAGAAGATGCGGCTGACCCTTTTAGGGCTTATAACAGAGAACTAAAAGAACTAGATAAAATGCTGGATAAGAACCAGATTAGTCAGGAGGCTTACAACAAAGCTGTAGACGATCTTAATGAAGGTTTAGGTGATACAATACCAATCATTGGTGATGTAGAACAAGCGTTCTCAGATTGGTTAGTCAACGGTATGAGAGACTTTAAGTCCTTCGTAGGCTCTATCAAGGACATGTTCATCAGACTACTAGCAGACATGGCTGCACAAGCATTAGCAAACCGTATTATAATTCCTATTACTGCTGGAACTATGGCAGGTGTAGGTGCTAGTGCTGCCGCTGGTGCTACCACAGGTAACTTAATTGCTGGTGGTGGAATCGGTGGTACTTTAGCTGCTGGTGCTTCTGCCCTTGGTAGTGGCTTTATGGCAGGTGTCCAAGGGTTCATGGGTGGCGGTTTTGGTGGTTATATGAACACCCTTTCTGCTACAGCTCTTAACGCTGGCCCTATGGCTACCATCGGTGCTGCTTTACCTGCTGTACTTGCTGTCGCTGCAGTTATTGGACTACTAACCAAGAAAACTAAGCTACTCGACAGTGGACTAAGAGCTACTGTTGAGGGTTTTGACGTAGCCATTGAGACTTTTAAACTTACACAAAGCAGTCGTTTGTTTGGCCTACTGAAGGGCAGTAAAGTTACATCTTATGAAGCTGCGGATGCAGAATTAGCTGACCCACTGATAGAAGCTATCGGTGATATGCAACAGAGTATTGTTGATGCTGCTGGTACTCTAGGTATTGGTGCAGATGCATTTGATAACTTTAGCTATCAGTTTAAAGTGTCACTCAAAGGCCTAACCGAAGAAGAACAGCTACAGAAGATTAACGAAGAAATCACTAAGATGGGTGATAGCTTTGCTTCTTTGTCTGGTCACTTCGAGACTATGAATGAGCTTCTAGCTGCTGCTACTCAACGATATGACATAGAGACAAGAGTTCTACAGTTACTTGGCAATCAGACTGAACTACTGATCCGTCAACGTGAAAGAGAACGTGCAGCTACACATGAGCTAAACCGTGGTATGCTTGATCAAGTGTATGCACTAGAAGATGCTTACTCTGCTGTAAACTCTGCCTTCGCTACGGTACAACGGTCTATAGAAGCACGTAAGACTAAAATTACTGAAGACTTTAGCGAGATTATGGAAACTATCCAAGGTCGTGTTGAGGCTGCTAAAGCTGCTGTAGGTGTAAGTGGTGGTATCTTAAGTTCCCTTGAGGGTGCTTCTGGTACATCTGGTATGACTAGAGGTGCAGGATTAGCTTACCTACGTAGCCTACGTGGTGCTTCTCGTATCTCTGACCAGAAGAAACTAGATGATGCTCTACAAGCTATTGCTGAACCATCAGAAGGTCTATACACTAACTTTGTCGATTACCAAAGAGACTTTGCAGACCAAAGAAATCTTATTCGTGAGCTAGAAGAGAAAGCTGGTCATCAGTTAAGCACTGACGAACAAACTCTACTAGAAATACAGAATGAGGCAGACGCTGCACAAACTCGTTATCAGGGTCAGATTGATAAGCTAGATGAACAACTAGCACAAGCACAAGAGCAACTTAATGCTCTATACGGTATCAATACCTCTGTTAAAGATGTAAGTGCTGCAATAGCTGACCTAAGTGCTGCTGTACAGGCTGCTCTGAGTGCGCAAGCTGCTGCTAAAGCTGCTCTAGCTGGTGGGGGTGCAGGAACTGGTGCAGGGGCAGGTGTACAACAGGCTAATGCTGCAGGACAACAAATCCTAAATCAACTTGGTCAGTCAGGTGTTGCTGAACGTAAGAGTGATGGTGCTAAGTTCCAGAAAGTAAACATTCGTGGTTCTGCACAGCTACTACAAGTTGCATCAGACTTAGGTGTTAAGACATCAGGTAGA